GCGCAGCGAGTGCGGTGCGGTCGATCACGACGTAAACCATATTGCCATCGGTCGCGATACCATTGATAGCTGGCGTAGCGGTAACCGTAGGCAACGTAGCGAACCCGCTACCACTGAGCGTGCCCAAAGAAACCCTCCAGATATCGTAGGTACTGCGAGCGCCGCACACGTAAGCATCGGTGTTGCAAATCGCGATGTCTGTTAGATTCGGCGAGGTGGTGTTGTACTGGCCATCCTCCGCGATCGTCCCTTGGATGCCGCTCCACACGGTGACGTTTCCGTTGCCGACGCTGCCGTCAATGCCGGCGCAATATTCGCCATTGGTGACGAGTCGATTGACGTTGTATGTGGTTCCTCCGGCTGTGTCGTATGCGCCGGTAGAACGGTTGAGCCTGCGAAGTCCAGGGGCCGCAACGTTGCTTGTGGTGTAATAGACATACCCACCGTCTGTGGTGAGCCCGCTGATCGATTGACTGTCCGGGTCATTCTCCCAGATTTCAGATCCGTCGGTCGGGTCTGCTGCCACGATAATCTCGTTTGTCAAACCGGACCGATAGTATAGTTGCTCTCCGTCCGTGCAGCCGATGCCGTACACGCCACCAGTAGACGCGGTAACCGGCGCGCTGTAGGCCAGCGACCCGCGTCGCCGAATTCCGGCAATCGGCGAGAAGACCTTGAATAGTTGCGACGCCGTGGTATTTGCGATTCCCTCCGAGACGTCGGACCACTCGCGCGGAATGAAATCGCGAACCCACGAAAGCATCTCCATCCCAAGACGCCAGAGGAAGTTGTGGTCCTCGGCCGGGATGATATCTCCGTCGCCTGGCGTCGGGTTGTTCAATGGCTTGAACCCGACCGCCCGCTTGGAACTGCCGGGGTCTGTGCTCGGATATGCGCTGCCGCCGTCCGCCCAGTTGCAACTATCGGCTTCGCTTGGTCTAGTGACTCTTTCGGTCATGGTGCGTTCCCTCCGACGACGGTGGCGTATCTCCCGGCGCCGTAAGTGTCCTCGTCATAGCGCGCCGACTTTTCTGCGAGCGAGGCCACTAGGCGCCATGCTACACCAGCAGGCACCGCGCGGTCAATTAGGCTGATTACCTCGGTCTGTAGCTCTGTACTCAGGGCATCGTCGCTCTCATAGAGCAGCTCGAAGAACGCCGTCCCTTGGCGCACGTACTGGACGGGTGCACCCACCAGCTCGGAGGCAATCCAGATGATTTGCTCGGCGCCGCCGTCGCTGTCGCGCGCAGCAATGGCGACCTGGATGATACGACGGTAATCGTCATCGTCGCGGTCGAGGCGCTGGACTCCGGCGAGCTTGCCGATGGTATCCAGCACCACGCCCTCTGCGTTCACCAGGCGCGTCTTTGTCAGCACGTCGTAGGCCACGTCCTCGAATCGCTGGATCTCGGCAGCGATGGCGGTTGTCAGCGCCACGACAATCGGCGAGTCGGCGAATTGACTTTTCAGATCGTCCAGTGTCCGCCGCTCGTGGTCGGTGATTTTGTCGACGGGGCTGGTCATGTGATTGTCACCCCGATAGTGGTGTTGAGTTCAGCGAACTCATTGATCGCCACATCGATCGGGTCTGTATCGGTCGGAGCCGGTGGACTGCCGATCTTTAGCAAGGCATCGAGGGTCATGATACCCGGCACTGCGAGCGGGCCGGTGGTGACGGCGCCTTCGACCGGCGCGGGGTAAACGTCCTGGCCAACGCGGGCGACGGAGAAGTAGTCGGTGATTGCGTCCTTGACCAGGGTATCTCCGCCGGCTGGATAGTTGGCGTCCTTGGTGCCGACGACGGACACGTACAGGTCCAGCTCGGTCGCCCAGTCCCACCGGATTTGATGCGTCTCGCCGCTGGTGGTATCGGTCACCGTTGCTGTCTGCGCGCCACGGAAGCCGATCCCGGCCGGCGCCCCGGCCTCGCCCCAGATAGTCTCGGCGATTGTCTGCGGGTCCACCGTGGCAGGATGCACGATGATCCACATCGTGTGCCCTGGGGTGCCGTTGGCGTCCACGGTCTCGCCGCGGTTGCTCGTGACCACCGCCGCGTCCACGGTGTCGATCTCCGTGAGCCTGGTATAAATGGCCTCCTCTGTCGTGCTGCCAGTAGAACCGCCCTCACCGCGCAGGCGGTAGTCGGCATCGCTCTCCACCAGCTCGCCGATGGATGCCTGGTCTGCTGGGTTGGTCACCGTATCCCAGCCGGTCACACCGCTGATGATATCGGTAATCGTGTTGGCCGACGCGAGCACCGGCCCAGCGTCCTCTGCTGTCGCGTTGACGTCGATATACCCGACGCCGCCGCCGAGGTCCGGAATCACTACTGCCGTATCGGTAAGCCAGCGCGCGCCGTCGTTGGGAATAGCGGCGATTGAGCCGGCGGGGATAGGCGTGGCCGCGTCGCCGCTCAGCCGGAGAATCACGGTCGAGTTGCGCTCCGGGTTTCGGATGACGCCGCGCAACTGGTTCTGGTTGTCGAGCGCGACACCTTCGGCCTGATTAACGTCCCAGCTCGCCCAGAGGTCATCGAGCAGGCGATAGAGCGGTTCTATGTTCACCGCCGCCGCATCCAGAATCATGCCGGCGATCGTGTCGTTGCCGGTCGACACCTCGGCGCCGAGGTCTGATGACGTCTCGACGGATTCGCGCAGGTTCTCGCGTAGCTGCAAGAGCGTCAGGGTAACGAGGCCGTATTCATCAAAGCTTGGCTCGTGCATGCATCACCTACGTTGTCAGCCCGAACTCGCCGGTTTCTCCCGACGACGTCTCAAGGTCCACGGTCCAGTCAAGCCGCGCCGGGTCGGTTGGGTTGCGCTGGATTTCCAGCTTGCGAACCCCGGTCACGCCATCGACGGTGAGCATGTACGCTCGCGCCCTTGAGGTAATCTGCGTCAGGTTCGGGTCTCGGACGAGTATCTCCTCGGTGTACGGGAGTCCACGCGCCGTGTCAAAGACAAGCTCGCCGAGGTGGGTCTTGATTGCGATGGCCGCGCGTTGCTTTACTTCGCCCGCCTCGTCTGGGTTGTCCGGCGTGTTGATCTCGTCAACGATGCCGTTGGCGATTTGGCAATCCCAGGTGTCGTAGTTTAGTCTCAGGTCCGCCATTACTTCGCCTTTAGCATAGTGGCCGCAACCGAGCCAGGGGTTGGCAATGGATTGAGCGGTGTTGCTGTCGGGGTACTTGGACCCGGGCCCGGCAAATAGGCGTGCGTGTGGGCATCAAATGCCGTTTTTATATTTTGCAGTTCGGTCAACACCTTTGTCGCCAGGGCCACGAATTCAGTCGCGTCACTCCCGCCGGCCGCCCACATGCCGTAGAGCACCGCCCACGTCGAATCGTAAGAGGTGGCCGGCGCCGGGCTCGTGTTCGGCAATGCGCCGAGCGGAACCGCGACGATGTCAGCCAGCGCGAACCGGCGCGAAGTTTTCGCAGGCTCGCCCGCCTTGCCGGTCACCATCCAGGCCGTGTGGTCGTGGCCGAGGGGCTCCAGAATAACGGTCGAGTTTTTCGCCAACGGCCACTTGATTGAATGCGTCGCCGTCTCCGGCCAGATGACCAGCACGTGGGGGATAGGCGGCGACGGAATCGGCTCATCGCCAGGCTCGACATAGAGGGGCACCAGAGGCGTCACGTTCGCCCGCCGGGTGGCTGGGTCATACGTGTTGACGCTGCCCAGCATGGGCCCTTCCTGCGCGTCCATGGTTGCACTCATGGTTTGCAGGAGCAGGTCGGTCAGGCTGACGTCAGTGCCGCTCATTTGATGGTCTCGCACTGGGCCTTGGTGGACCAGCGGTTAGGGTCGAAATTGCTAAATTCGTGCGTGTGATTCACCACCCTATAGAGGCCGTTGAAGAATTTGCTTTTCGCCTGAATCGCACGGCCGGCGATGACAGCCGGATTCATCAGGCCGTCGATGTCACACCCTTTGTCGGTCCGCGTCGGAGAACCGGTCAGGCCAGTGTCTGGTGTAATCAGTGGGACGTTGCCAGGCGTTGTTGATGTCTCTCTGAGCACATAGATAACGCCGCCCTGAATTGTCCAGTAATAAGCCTCATCGTATAGCAGCTCGTCAAGGGCCTGGCGCCATTTGCCGCGGAACGCC